GAGTTTGATCTTTCCATCCCACATCTTCTTTCTAAATGCGGGCATAAACTTATGCCCAGGGACTGTGAAGGTAAAGAAGTCTGAGAGTTCTTTAGCGTAGCCAGCATCACAATCAACCTTTATGTAAACAGAATCTATGTTGGAAATTTTCAAGTCACACATCTAATAGTATTTAGTTTACTCCATTGATAAACTTTCTCCAAGATATAGCATCTCGTATATGAAATTGACGATTATTCAATGCCTTTAGAATAGATTGTAAATAATCTACCTTTTCTTCTTGAATTAGTAGTTTCTTTTCTAAATTAATTAGTTCTTCATCTGCTTCTAGATAAAGATCTATGTCTTGTCTAAGAATCTTAAGATCGAATTGTTCCCAGTTTAATTTTTTAAGAGTTTCTTGATCAAGTTTTCCCGTATAATATTCCCATTTTAATTTTTTTAATTTTCGGTATTCAATTTTAATACCGTGTAGAACTATCTTCTCATCTTGGTATATGTTTAAGTATTTTCCATGAAGTTGTGGAATATTTAAAGATTCTATATCTAATTTTTCATCATTGATGGGAAGATCATCTTTCGCCATCTCACGTATTTTCATAATATCCATAAAGCACTCCTTATATTGTGCTTATAGTATAACCTGTGTATGCAAATTGTACAGAAGAAATTACTGGTTTTGAATCTGTCACTGTGCTAGTAAAATCTATACCACCCAAAGATATTGGGAAACAATTAGTAAAAGTAACTTCCATAAATCCTTTGGATACACTATTTAATAAAATTAAACTTGCATCTTGAAATCTTGATTGTTTTGTGTCTCCAGTTTTAGAATCAATATTTTCTTTATATTGATTATTGAAATCTCTTGTCGGCAAAAGACGATGAATCCAATTATGTATTTCTAACCAATTTTTAAAATCTTCTGCAACCAAAAATGAAAATTCTAAATTTTCATATGTTATATTATTTGGTGTTCGTTGTATAGTAGTTCCTAGAGGAGAAGGCTGTCTTAATGGTTCCATAGTTATGCCTGGAAATTTTACTCCTTGGCAAAAATAAATTATTTCAGGAGTTCTGTGTAAGACAAATCTAAACTGATTATATTGAAGAGTGTTTATAGTTTTGGGTTGTCTTTGAATTACTGATTTTGCTATTTCTGATGCCATAAATCCTCCTAAAGTATCTATAAAAGACAAGGGCGGCTATTTCTAGCCGCCCCTGCAATGAATCCCCTTTTAAACTAACTCAATCAATTTGAGAAACTAGCATCATTACCGTGTAGATTGTCTACGCGGAAGATGCGGTAGTATTGATTTACTCTTGGTGTTAGTTTTTCGCCATCTGGATTTACTCCACCAATTGATTCGGCTACGAATGGATTGCTTACCATGCCGTAACGAGTCTTGAAGCCGATCTTTGGTTGGAAAGTGTTTGTATCAACGGCTCTTACCATTTGTAGTGGGACATATGGGCAGTAGAACATACCTGCATCATATGGACTTGTTCCCTTATATCCTACGCAAACGTAATTAACTGGTGTAAAGTCATTGTAGTTTGTTGGCATTGAATATGGATCAATGTAGACTTTGATTCTACCTTGGTGCATTGTACCAGCAAAGCTGTTACCATTTACATCAGTATTGATTCCGCCACTAAAAGCTGGGCTGAAGTCTAGTAGACCGCTCATGCTTAGTGCTGCAGCAACGTCAGGTGAAACGACTGCAAAGTTTGCCTTACCACGACGAGTTTCTGCACCAACTACGTTGCATTCTCTTTCGATTTGGAAAGTTAAACCGCGGAACTTCTCGGCTGACCAACGGCCATCTGAGTCTAGTTCTAGATCGTATACGCCACCGCCTGCATTTTGGTTTAGTCCTTTACCAGCGGCCTTACCATTTAGATCGGCTTGTTGGCAACCTAAACGAGCAACTTGATAAATTGTTCTTACTAGTTCACGATTAATTTCGAAAAGAATTTCTGTGCTAAGAATATTAGCAAGTTCTGTTTCGGCATCAAGACCGTGTACTGCCTTGAGGTCTTGGGCGAGTTCTGTAGTATACTCTGCCTTTAGAGCACGGCTACGAGCAGTTACAGAAGTCTTCTCAATGGTGAATGACATTTCATTAAATGCATTACCTGTTGAACCTAATGTTTCGGCTGATGTGGTTGACATACCTGTTGCAGCTTCGAATGAACCATCGGAACCGCCACCAACGTCACCAGCAAAAACGTCACCCATAGAACCGGTGTGGTAGCTGTTGCTGCCTGCAACTTGAGAATTGCTACCACCTTGTGGTGTGGATGTTGCTCTGCTCTTGCCAGAGTGTTGTGTATTGGCTTCCTTATAGAGGGCTTCGTTTGTACCACGGTTTCCTGAACCATCAACTCCACCGTACTTGGTCTTCATTGCGAAGATTAGACCAGTTGGGCCATTCATTGGTTGAACGCCAGCAATATCATAGGCCATTAGATTTGGCATGCTACGACGAACTAGGCTGATTAGAATTGGATCAAAAGCATCAATACCTTGTGTTGCACTAGCTGATGCTCCACCAACATTTCCTAAACCTGTTCCAAGAACGCCATTCTCTGAAAGAAGAGCACGCTCTTGATTTTCTAATAGAACTGTGGTAACTGTCTTGCGATAGTTATCTTTAATTTCGGGTAGAGCTTCGTGGTTTACGATAGCTTCCCATTTTTGTCTTACTGACTCTGATAACATTTGACGATTGGGGTCCATTTTTTTCTAGCTCCTTTAAACTTTTGTTTGTAAATATATTTATAATTTACTTTTTTTTGAAAATTATCCCTTGAGTGTTCTACCTAAAACTTCAGCATATTTCTTAATAGATTCAGTCATGAATACTGGTTGATTAACTGGTTCTTCACTAACTGTTGAATCTGTCTCAGAAATGGTTGTAGTTTTACTTGTCTTATTTTTAACGTAACCTTCTACTAAAGTTTGTACTTTGTTTCTAAAATTAGTTTCTTCATCAAAACGAAGATTTTCTACTAATTTCTTAACGTTTTCGGCATCTAAGTCTGATAATGCTTCGGTTTCTTCTGCAAAAATCATAGAAGCCTTTAGATCTTGCATCTCATTAATGAGATCAACATTCTTTTTCATCTCTTCGTTTACTCTTGTTTCTAAAGTCTCTAATGCTGTTGCCATTTCATTAAATGCATTTACCTTGTCTTCAGGAACTTCGATGTATGATTCAGCAAATAGATTCTTTAAACCAGAAATGAAATTTTCTGCAATTTCAGTTCTTAATCCTTGCTCAACAACTAGTTTATTTTCCTTTACCCATTCTTCGACAACATAATTGAGGTATTTGTCAATTTGTTCTTCTAGTGTCGTTGCAACGGCTTCTACTGATTCAACTAGTTTATTTGAGAATTGCTCAGTTAATTGTTCAGTGATTGCTTGTAGATTTGTAACCAATGTTGCTTCATAAATATCTGCTGCTTTGTTTACAAATTCTTCTGATAAATCTTCGGCACCACCAAACATAATTTTTACATCTTCTGCCATTTGGCCACGATCAAAGGTTGGCATTTGAACACCTGCCCAAGATGGTTTCATTTGAAGAGTTGCTTGTGCTGCTTGTGCAGAACCAGGTTGTGCTACAGGTTGAGCCATTTGTCCGCTCTTGCCTGTAATATCGTGTGTTGACCCACCATGAGCATCTGAAGAATAAACACCAGAACCTGCTTTTCTTTCTGCAGCCATTGAACCGGTTGATTTCATTTCAACTGATTTAGCAGCAGAGCCTGATGTGTTTGATACTTTACCACCGGATGCTGGTTGTTTTTGGTTGTTATTCTCTGGCTCTTCAGTTTCTTCTGAGCCATTATCATTTTCTTGTTCGTCTTCACCATTTTCATCTTCTTCGCCCTCTTCTTCGTCTTCTTCGGCATCAGCCTCTTCGACTAATTCATTTTGTTGGGCAAATAATGATTTCATTAATTCTTCTGCTATTTTTTTGGGGTCCATTTTATGTAATCTCCTTAGACTTTTAATCTAATATATTTATAAATTTTATAATTTTGATAAGAAATCCTTGAAGATCTTTAGTTTTTGTTCTTCTAGTTTTCTTTGGCTTGTTTTTGTTATTTGTTTTTTATAATTTTCAATGACTACGGGTTTAATTATACCATTTTCCCATATCCATTCTTTTCCTTCCATGATACCATTTACGAAAGCGTTTGGAGCAGAAGGGTCAGCAACAATATCTACTGCTGCTAATGAAAAATCTTCTTGTACCATATTTACGCCTTGAAATTCTCTTAAAGAACCCATACCACGGCTAGAAACTCCTAGTTTTGCACCTTCATCCATAAGATTTTGTACAATTTTGCCATAAGGAGTTTCCATAATTTTTGCTTTACCAATAATATCTTTACCATTTACATTTAATTCTTTAATTATATGTGAAACTCTTTCTAGATTTACTGTTGGTCCTTCTGGATGTCCAAGTTCACCTAAAGCACGGTTTTGTTGAACATACTCAGTAACATACCTACCACACTCTCTCGAAAGAATAGGATATGGATAAATACGACCATTTTTATTTTTTTGGTCAGCTTGCATGAAGATTCCTTCAATGAAAAAATGCTTCTTGCCTTCTTTTTCTTCTGTTAATACTCTTACTTCTGTTGTGTGTTCTGTTATGAGTTTCATTTCTTAACCTTCTTTTTTGGTTTTGGTGGGCTATTTGGTTTAGTGGTTGGTTTAGTGGTTGGTTCAACTTGCGCTCCTTTTATCAGTCCAGTTCCAACTATATTTCTTGCTAGTTTCAAAGCCTCTGGACTAAATGGGATTCCTAATATAGATTCATGTACTTTTTTTGCTCGAAGCAATCTGAAATCTTCTGAATCTAAACGCCCATTTCTATTTGCATCTAATTTGTGTTGTTTACCTATTAATTTTTTTTCTTCAATATAGGCTTCTTCTAAATCCTTGCACTTACCATCTTCAATCATCTTTTTATAATCATCTGATGATTTATTTGGATATTTTTTCTTTAATAATTTTAAACATTCTTTTTCGTTAGAAGCATCTAGTTCTTTTTGTTTTTCTTCTTCATCGTCCCCTTCCATTTCCATTTTTTCTCGCTCTTCTTCACCTTCTTGTTCTTCTGGGAAACGATATTCAAATAAAGATGCGGAAATTTCTTTACGCATTTCTTCCATTTTATTTACAACTTTTGAATATAAATTTTTTTCTATCGATTGTATTATATTTTTATTCATTTTTTGTCCCTGCATTTATTGTATTGCATTTCGCAATCTCGTTCAGTTGGTCGATCTCCGTCTCGTTCTTTAACTTCTTGTAAACAATCTTCATATTCTGCTTTACAGTCACCTTTTTTGCCTTCATTTATTTTTTGTGAACAAGGAACACAACGCCCCTCGTTGTAGATATCCGAAGCAACATCTATTTTTAATTCATCAAGTTTTTCTGATAATTTGGTATATAATGTAGAATCAATATTTGTTTTGAATTCGTCAATATTCCCATCGATTAAATTTTTAATATATGCCATAGTAGAATTTTCCTTTAAATATATTTATAATTATGTAATTTCTCTAATTTGTATAGAATTTGGATTAATTCTAAATGTATATGGTACGTGTGTTAAATAGGGCTTTATTGGTATAGCAAAAAATGCCATATCACAGGTAGAATTTATAGTTTTTCTTTTCATTAAAGCATTGAATGGGCTCCAATTATAATCAAAATCACACACAGAATTGCCTTGCTTTTCTTGCAATAAAGAATAGTAGGAATCGTTGCCATGTATTGGTTGAATAACTACCCCATCTCGTGTGCTGCGTAACCCCCCACCTGTAAAATTAATTGGAAATTCGGGTAAACTGAGCGTTCCGATGTATAAAGGTTGCCCAACATCATATTGAACATCAAATGTTATATAATATTCCACATTAAATTTTGGATCTTTCCAAAAATTAAAAAATACACCATCGTATGAAGGAAATCCGTCTAAATCGGCTTTACATGAGTCGGATACCGTAGAGCTACAAACCCCCATTCCATAAACATCCGGATCTGCATCATGATACTGTGTATTATTTTTAAAATATTGATATCTTTGTTCTGACATGCGTCCATTTTGAAATAGCCAATCTATATTGCTTACATTGACTCCCCCTCGTCGTGTGCTCAATGTATCGATTCTTCCGCCTGTATATTGAACAGTTAAAAATCGTTCCCAATCAAATGTTAACATTAATGCAGTACACCCTGGAGTTGCGACATAATATGAGGGCCAATACCCTACACAGTTTGCACCACTACACAATGCTCCAGAATGAATATGGTTCCATTCGTGTTGTAATGGAGCCCAAGGGTGTCCTTGTAAATATGTTTTGCATATATTTTTAGGACACAGTGGAAAATTATTGGAAACAAAATCATCTCCAACATAATCTATTCCTTCACCTTCACATGCAGACAATGATGTTGAACCACCTAACCCATTTGTTTGCCACCAATAACAATTATTTACATTTTTGGCATTTGCACCATCTGGCATGTAATGAAAATTACCAGCAATTTCTGCTGTTGGGTCACAACCAAACGGAAAACTTCCTGTAGATTCTGTATTCCAAAATGCCCAAGCACCAACAGTGCCACCAAAAATATCATCGTTCGGTGTACATGGTTGAGATGGTCCACCAGAACCAGTGTTAATACACACTGGTCGCACAACATCTTTAAATTCATATTCACCGCCAGTACAATTATTAAAAGTTACAGTAAAAACAAATCTTGCGTCTTTTAGTGAGGAGTCCACACACCCAGATATACCTCCAGCAAAATTTAAAGTTGTTTCGACTGGTGCTGCTGTTGTGGCTTGAACATATTCAAAAAATACATCAGTACCACAAGAATCTGGTTGTGTTAATTTTGAACTACTGCTGCTAGACCCTGTAAAATTTCCTAGAATCCATCCAGCATGCCATTCGTCTATACTTCCACCATCAGAACTTCCTAATGTTACCGTTGCAGTGCAATTTCCAACATCTGACACTTTTTGAATAGCAGTAATTTGAATTGTTTGGTTCACATACAACTGATACCACACCCTGTATTCAAGTGATGCACTATTTGGTGAAACTATAGTTCCCAAAGAAGTTCCAACATTTCTTGCATAACAGTTGCCGCCAGAAAAACAGTCTGATCCTGGAGGTTCACAATCACTAGCCCAAGAACCGGTATCATCAACAGCACAATTATAAAAATTAGAAGAACTAGAACTAGAACTAGAAGAAGATTGTGACGAAGAAGACGAAGAAGATGAAGAAGATTGAGAACTAGTAGAAGATAAAGAACTTGATGATGAGGACGAAGAGGATGAAGATGATCTACTTATACAAGAATTCGGAGCCATCTGAATACTCCACTCTGTACAATTAAAAACAGGATTAATATCTGTTAATCCATCCGGTTTAGGATTAATCCAAAAAGCATTAACAGTCTGTAATGGATTTGCCCAATTATAATTAAATGTTAAATTTTTATTACTTGTAAAAATATTTTTAGTTAATAATGATGCTTGTTTTGTTGTCGCATCATAATGATAATAATAAACTTTATCGGAAGCAGTATATAGTTCATATAATATTCTATATGAAGAATATTTATCCCAATCTCTTACATAAAAAATATGAGAAGCACACCCATTATTTTCTACTAAATTCCCCTCCGTTGGTGGTGTTGTGCCGCTTGGATCGATTATATATCTCCAAATTGTGGGAGACGAACCACATATCAATTCGTGGAAATTCACCCCCGGTGTTGTTGTTGTTGGGAATGCAGCATCTTCAAATTCTAGACTTGTACATTGTGCACACGGCGCAGAACTGCTAGATGAACTAGAAGAACTGCTTGATGAACTAGAAGAACTGCTTGATGAACTAGATAAACGCGATGAACTGGAACTAGATGAACTACTGCTTCTTGAACTACTAGAACTAGAAATTGTCATAGAACTAGAAGAAGTAGATGGAATTATAAAAGAGTCTTTTCTGAAATAAGAACCTTCAACATTTAATATTTCTTTTATTTTATAAGCAATATAATCTGACATTTTGACCCTTTTGTATTATTTATAACAAGCTAGCACCACAATCGACAGTGGTAGGGCAAACAACCATTGCAAAATCATCTGTAATGCAACTACCATATCCACTCCAACAGCAACAATATTGTGTTTCTGTTGTTGGATTTGCACAATCACTTAAAAGTTTGGGTTCTCCTATACTAAACCAATTCGCCCCGATTGTGCTGCACACATCTTGACCACTACCACATACACTTATTTGAGACTTTTTACACTGCGTTATTGCTCCGTTCGAACAACAAACCAACACAGTATCTTTTTCGTTTGGATAATTTTCACAAAATGTTTTACCGGGACAACACGGACCAAATTTCGCTCTAGAAAACGCGCCACCACACGGAAGATAACTAATTTCGGCGTCTTTAAATTTTTGAAATGCTGTTTGACATTCACTCAATGACGTGGGATCAAAAGAATATGAATATAATGTGGTTAAATAGTTATTCAAATCAGCACATGTACCACAATCGCCATCTAACATAAAATCACCTAAACTATCTGCACATGTTCCGCCACCACTAGAAGAACTGCTAGATGAACTAGAAGAACTGCTTGATGAACTAGAGGAACTGTTTGAGGAACTAGAGGAGCTAGAGGAGCTAGAGGAGCTAGAGGAGCTTGGTGGTGGTGGTGGTGAAATTTCTGTGCATATTTTGCGTAAACATCCTCTAGTATATTCTGAAGATGATGTAGAACTTGGACATTTCTTATCGGGCGTGTCACAACATTCTGTACAATATGAACGAGTGGGTAATTTGCTTGTATAAATTTTATAACCAGTTCTTTGACCAGAACTAGTTGCACCTAATTTTGTTTGTACTGTAATGGATTTAGTTGAGCCCAGACTTTGCATATCTTGTTTTGTAAAATATATTTTTATGCTCGGTTTGGATTGTGTAATATTTATTTTTAATGGGGCGCTTGAACCCGTTGTTATATCTGGTAATTCAAAATAAGAACCGGAAACATCACCATACTCATGTTTTAATATTAAAACATGTGTTGATTGATTTCTAATATCTTCTTCCATATTAGATTTGCTAGTTAATGGTTTGCTGGGATCTTTTGATGCTAATACGTCAGAATAACGATAAACTATGCAATTTGTTAAATAATTAGTATGAATTGAACAATTTAATTCTACTAAATGAACCGCTTCTTTAGTCCATAAAATTGTTTGTGGATCGAATCTCATATCTGAAGGGATATCTAAAGACTGAGTAGATCCTTTCAAGGGAGCAGCAATTACTTTACCTTCGTTTGTTATTGTTAATAAATGTATACCCTGTGGATCCGCTTTTATTTTACTGTATAGTGTTATTTTTTTATCATATGCTGCACTACATGACGGTGTTATGCAGTTATTTGATAAAACATCAGACAATGCAGTTCCGAATCCGGTTCCCAGAACTTGCGGATTTTCGGAATCACTATACGTAAAATCTGGGTGAGTTAGCATTGTGAAGCCACTGTTTTTTACGAATTCTATACTACCAACAAGTTTTCCACTAAAGGTGGTTCCAGTACTTGGTGTTGTGCTTTGAAATATAGATTGAAAACTTGATTGATTTGTTCCTAATGGAGTTAAATCTAATGATGTGTTTTGTTGAGGATTAAATTGTTTAACTTGTAATGTAGTTAACGGGTCGTTGGGATTTGAATTGTTTTCAACCACTCTTTGAATTATTGTGCTATTTTGAACAGATAATGAATCTTTTTTAGCAATTAAATAATTTAAATCTGCTCCTTCAAGTTCAGAAAAAGTTCTTCCTGCTGTCACACCCGGTGCACCACCAACAGAATCGACAACTTGTGCCATAGTAACTCCACATGTTACTCCGGGAATGAAATTATTATATGTATTTGTATACGTTTTGTTTTGTCTTGAAAATCTACCATTAGTAAAAAGTGCTGGTTGTGGAGCAGGAATTGAACCATTCAAAGTGACAATAAACTTACCAAACTCATCAATAATTGTAGTGCATGGTGAAGAGCCACTGCCAAACATTTTTATAGAACCAATATCCAAAGACGGTATATTATTTGTAGTGCTAACAGTAGAAAATTTACCACCTAACTGAATACCACCAGTTAAACCATTTACGTCAAATTGTTTTACACTATTTGGATTTGCTGCTCCCCAATATTTTATAGTTTGCGACAAAGAACCACTTTGATAAGAGACAGCGGAACCATCTCCGGCAGCAGCAATCCCAACTGTTTGCCTACTACTGGCAAAATCAAAAGACACACTACTAGGTATTTTGTCTTGTAACTTTTGTTGATATGAACCAAAATCTTGTCCTGATGTCCAACCAACTAGTGTTGTTGGAGGATTCGCCCCACTATTTAAATGTGACAAACTATCATATTTTTGCGCAAATGCCATAACATGATAATTGCCACCAACTATAGTTGGTCTATATTTTAAAGCATTTCCTGCTGTTCCGGGTGGTGGATTAGTTTTATCAGATGGAACTATATATGGCGGAGGGCTGTTCATTAAAGAAGTAGCACCAGATAAATTAAAAGTTTTAAAACAAGGTTTTCCTGTTTTTGTAAAATCACCGTCACAGCATGCATCTGTAAATTTTAAATTCAATAATGTATCACATGTATAAACTCCACAATCACAAGAAAAATTTACACTTCCTGTTGCTGTACCTGGTGGGCACGTGGATGTTGATACTGAACTAGTACTACTGGTTGATGTTTCAACACAAGGCGGACAATATACACATTCGGGTTCACATACAACCTCTTCAACTCTAACAGAATAAATCTCATCACAAACAGAATACTTCGGCTCTGCTGTTATTTTTCCATAACTGCTTTCTACCTTTTTTATTAATTCTCTTGCCAAATCTGTTGGCTTATAATCAAATGTTGAATCATACACAGTTAATATATTTTTAACTCTATCTTCTTCAACTTTTCTTGGTCTTTGACCAGCAATATAAAGTAGTATATTTTTTGATGATGTGCCCATTTTTGTATATTACTGTCTGCATTTTGTTTCTGTTCTTGTTGTGAAGGCGTCATCACACAATGAATAATTTTGTTCAATTACTCTACCTTGATTATATTTTTGCACTGAATTATAATTTATTTCGTATAATTTTAAATTAGCACCCAGACTAAAACCATTATTGGTTATTTCTATATGGTTTTCTGTTATATTTTTTACTGAAAATTTATCTTTTTTAAATATATTTACAATCATGCATCTTGTACCTTTGGTATAACTATAAATCTTCCTTGTAATATTCTTAATGTATTGTTATCTTCAGTAGAAGTTACAACAGAACCATTTCGATTTCCTCTAAAATACTTTAATTGAAAATCATAAAAATAAGTTCCTGCTGTTCCTATTTCTATTTGTGGATAATATAATACTAAATTATGATCGTCTGTGTTTTTTCCCTTTAGGTAGAGTTTGCCACCCGAAGATGGGTATTCACCAAAAGAATTACCGGAAAATTCGAATCCAGTCGCTGATCCAGTGCCAGCAATATTTGGTTTAACTAACATGGTTGCGTCTATTTTATAGATATGTTCATAACCAATGGCAGAAAGTTCTGTAGGAACATCAATATATGAATCAGAAGAAGATTCAGTGGAACCATTTGGTCTTCTTAAGCACACCTGTGTATTAAATTTATCCAACATGTTTATCTTGACAATAAAAGTTGAACCTTCTTCTGCATAAAAATCGTAATATGCTGCTGACATTATTTTCTCCTACTTTTATTGTATTTATAATAGATCGCTTACGTCATAAATATTTCTACTCTGTGGCTGTTCTGCTTGCTTTTGTTCACTTGTAGACTGTACTTCAGAAGTGGGTGCGACTTCTCCGCCACCAGATTGTGCTGCCATCTCTGCTTCTGCTGCTGCCTCCACTTGTTGCTGAGTGGCTTGAGCTTCAATTTCTGCAGTTTGGATAGCTTTCTCTTCTTCAATTTCGCGATCAATTTGTTCAATTTCATCATCGGTTTGACGAAGAATGTTTTTACGAATCCATTTGTCTGAAAAGAATTTTCCAGAATAATCAGCAACTTCTCGTAAAACGCCCATTCGCTCTTTTATTAATTCTGTTTGTTTAGATTCTGCAAAATAAGAATCTGTAGAAAATTCGACTTTTAGATCTTGCTCTATAGATTTCCAATCAGCATCATTCATAACACCTTTTGCTAATAATTGTGTCCTTAAGAAATTGGTGAACAATTCTGCAAACTTCATTCTCATTCTATCGATAAATTTAGAAAATTTTAATTCATCTCTAGTAATTTCAGAAGATCTTCCCATATTAAAACCATTATCCGCTTGCATACGGGTAATTGGAATATTTAGAGCCATGTATAATTTCTTTTGGAAATATTCAACATCTGCCATTTCTCCTAGATTTTGGCCTCCAGGTAATGTTGAAATTTCTGTTCCCTTACCACCTTCTCTGCGTGGTAGCCAGAAATCTTCAAGCATAGACATATGCTTTTTATCATCACGCATTTCGCCTGTACCCGCATCATAAACTATTTTATTGCGATAGCGGTTCATCTGATCGCGTAAATATTGTTCTGCTTTAACCTTTGGCAAAGATCCTACGTCTATGTAAAATACACGGCGTTCGGGTGCTCTAGATACTCTGTAAATTACAGTAGCATCTTCAATCATTCTTAATTGATTAAGGGGCTTAATTGCTTTGTGTAGATGACTTACAATTCTTCTTGATACCGAATCGTATAAACCAGAATGCACATAATTAATTGCATCCGGTGAAATCCTTAATCCTTGTGTTGTTTCGTAAGAATTTGTATATGAGTTTGTTTTTTCTTGTGGAGTATATACATAATATTCTTCAAAATCTGTAATCATATCCACATTATTCAGTCTTGTCTTTTTAGTTACTTCTTTTACTTTTTTAATTCTTAGAGGATCAACTTGTCGCAATTCTCGTATACCTTCTTCAGCATTTTCATGTAAAATTTGATGGTAGTACAATCTTCCATCAATATACCATCTTCTTACTATTTCAAATGCTTTTCTATTAAAATCTAATAGATGAAGAATGTTATTAAATTCTTCAATCATAATTTTTCTTATGGGGTATGGTAAATTTATTTTATCAGTATTTAATTTAATCAAAACTCCATTTGCATCTGGGGTTATAAAATCATTTAAAACTCCAGTGATTGCCATGTCAACATCAGCATGCAAACTCATCTCGCGATATTTTTTAATTAAATCGGAATCCGATCTCAAATAACCATCTAAATCGACATAATACCCCTGAAGACCACCTGCCTCAATATAAGCAGCCCCATCGTCCGACAATGGGGCTGCAAATGAT